TCCATCATTTTGTCGCCACCAGCCCAGATCAGCCTGAACCAGCGTCAACTGGCCATGATCAGCCGAGACTGGAAACGATCATTCCTGACCATGCCGGCTCACTAGCTGGACTTGTGGGGGACATGGCTGAGAAGGTACTCAAGATCTCCATGATGCCTTGGCAAAAACATGCACTTGAGGGAATCTTGGCGGTGGACTCCGATCAGAAGTTTGTGCACCGTTCGAGCCTTGTTTCGGTTGCGCGTCAGAACGGCAAGACGACAATCATCCAGGCGCTTATTCTGTTTTGGCTTGTGGAGATGCCCAAGATACGTGGCACTAAACAGACCGTGGTATCTGGCGCGCACAGATTGGATTTGGCTTGCTTGTTGTTTGACGATCTTGCACCAATTCTTGAGGAGTATTACGGCGCAAAGATTGTGAAGTCGTACGGCCGTTATCAGGCGACGATGCCAGACGGCAGCAAATGGTGGGTCAAAGCATTAAAGCCAAACCAAGGTCACGGCATGAGCATTGACCTAGTGATTGTGGACGAACTCTTTGACGTCAACCCTGACTCGGTAGAGGGCGGTCTGTTGCCGGCACAGCGCGCACGCAAAAACCCGTTGGCATGCTTTTTCTCAACTGCTGGCACGGAAGAATCGGTGTTGTTTCAGCGTTGGCGTGAGGCAGGCATTCGAGCCATAGACAAAGGCGAACCGTCCACGATGTACATGGCTGAATGGTCTCCCGACCCGAGCCTTGACCCGCTGCATCCTGCGTCATGGGCGTGGGGTAATCCTGCGCTCGGTTACACATTGGACATGGACACCATTAAACAAGAATCTACAAACCCTGATCGCGCGTCATTCCTGCGCGCATCCCTAAACCTTTGGGTAAGTGTTGTGCGCGGATGGATTGAGCCAGGGCGCTGGCCGTCATTGGAATACACAGGTGACATACCTAGCGGTGGCGTCGTAGCGATCGAGTCTTCGCTGGACGACTCCCGATACAGCGCAACCCGTTGCGTCAACTTGTCAGACGGCCGGGTGCTTGTCACCGTCGCATTCATCGCCGAGTCAATCACAGAGCTGTGGGACAACGTGCAAGAACTTGCCAAAGACCTAACGATCAGATTTGCGTTGTCGCCGACCGTGGACGCAACCTGCCCGCCGAACATTGAGCGCCGCCGAGTTGTCGTTGGCTATGCAGAACTTGGACGGTTTACACCGCTTGCCAAAAACATGATCGCCGAAGCACGACTATTGCACACGGGCGAAAAACTGTTGGCCGAACATGTCCAGCGCGCCGTCGCTGTTCGCACCGACAACACGATTGTGCTATCCAGCAAACGATCACCTGGGCCAATCGAATTAGCGCGAACAATGGTCTGGGGTATTGGCATGTGTGCGCGTCCAGTCAACAGCGGAAAACCCATGCTTGTTGCGGTAAATAACTAAGATAAACGCGGCGACCGCGCACCTTGCCTTTTGTCGGAATCGGATAAGTCATGCGCGGTTGCCACTTGTATGACAAAGTAGGACTATGGCGATCTTTAACAAAACCAAAAAAGCAGCAATAAGCCCAGCGCCTAACAAGGCAGCTGCGGCTGGTGGCTTTGCACCTGGTTACTCATCGTCAAATGCTGGCGTAAACATGATCGGCCAGTACTACACCTACCGTGAAGGCGAAGCACGAAACGCAGCAATTAGCGTCCCAACAATTAACCGTGCACGCGATCTCATGGCGTCAGTAATCGGATCAATGAATCTTCGCGCATACAACGAGTTCTGGAACGGCGAAGAAATGGAAAAGATTTACATTGCTCCGCGCAGTTGGTTACGCCGACCAGACCCAAGCGTCAGTTTTCAATTTCTCATGAGTTGGACAATGGACGACCTCATGATGTTTGGACGTGCATTTTGGTACATCACCTCACGCACCGCTGACGGCTACCCTGCCACGTTCACTCGACTGCCTGCCGGCTCAATTACCACAACCGACATGGCTGGCCCTGTGTGGTTTGCGCCGTCGTCACAAGTGTATTTTCAAGGCGGAGAATTAGACCCAGCAAACCTTGTGCAATTCTTGTCTCCAGCCCAAGGCCTGATCTACTCGGCACCTGGAGCAATTGAAACCGCGTTAAAACTTGAAGCAGCGCGCAACCGTAACGCATCGTCAAGCATCCCTGCTGGCGTACTTAAGCAAACTGGTGGCGAACCATTGAGTGCGCAAGAACTTGCTGATTTGGCTAGCGCGTTTAACGCCGCTCGAGCAACAAATCAAACTGCAGCGCTCAACGAATATTTGACATACACAGAAACAAACAGCACGCCAGACAAGATGCTGTTGATTGAAGCATCGCAATATCAATCGCTTGAAATGTCTCGTCTGGCAAACGTGCCACCGTATTTGGTGGGCGTTGCTACTGGCGCATACTCGTACCAGTCATCACAGCAAGCGCGCGCAGATCTGTACTTGTTTGGCGTGAAGTTGTATGCCGACGCAATCGCTGGCGCATTGTCAATGGACAATGTTCTACCGCGCGGAACATATGTTGAGTTTGACGCCGACGAATATTTAGAAGAAAACTTTATGGCCGACCGAGCAGACGATGAAGTAATTGTTAGAGAAAACACACAAGAGGAGTTAGCAAGATGATCAAACTAATTGCAGGAGAGTTCACACTTGACGCCGCCAAAGGCGACGCACCACGACGCACAATCAGCGGAACCGCAGTCCCCTACAACGTGCCGGCAACAGTTTCGGACGGTACAGCTGTAATCTTCCGCCCAGGCTCATTGCCGGTTGAAGGCAAAGCCCCACGCCTGTTCATGTACCACGACGCCAGCATGCCAGTAGGCGTTGTCACCGAGCGCGTGGACACCGAGCAAGGCATGATGTTTAGCGCCAAGATCAGCGCAACCAGCCTTGGCAATGACGCTTTGGTTATGGCCCAAGACGGCACCATTGATCAAGTCTCGGTTGGCGTAAATCCCGTCAAGTTCTCGTATGACGAAGCAGGAACCATGATTATTGAAGCAGCGGATTGGACAGAGTTATCACTCGTTCCGATCGGCGCATTTGGTGACATGGCCAACATTGCCAGCGTTGCAGCGAGTATCCACCAAGAGCCAGAACAAGTAGTGTTAAATGAAGAAGTAACCCCAGTAGAGGAGAAACCAGAAATGTCCGAAGTAAACGAAACCGCAGTCGAGGCAACGATCCCTACTGCACCAATTTTCGCACAAGCAAAACGTCAATTTGATTTGCCAACACCAGGCGAATATCTCGCAGCAATGCACATCGGCGGAGAATCATTCCGCAACGTTGCAGCAGCAGTAAACGATTACACCAAGTCAAAGCAAACTGCACTACAAGCAGCCGCAGGTGACATCGCAACCACCAACACACCTGGTCTTTTGCCAGTTCCAGTTCTTGGCCCAGTATTCCAAGACCTGAACTTCATTCGCCCAGTCGTTAACGCAATTGGCGCACGCGCAATGCCAAACGGTGGAGCATCAAAAACTTTCATCCGTCCAACAATCACCACGCACACAAGCGTTGGCGCACAGGCTGCAGAGTTTGACCCAACATCAGCAACGACCATGGTTATTGCTGCAAACACGATCAGCAAAACCACTCTTGCCGGTCAGGTCACATTGTCAGTACAGGACGTCGACTTCACCGACCCAGCAAGTCTCCAAATCGTATTGAATGACTTGCTCGGCGAATATCTCATCGCTTCGGACAACGTGGCAGCAGACGCAATTGTTGCTGGCGCAGCTGCATCGGGTGCAACCTGGTCAGTAACCGCAAACGACCCATCAACGTTGATCTCGGCAATCTACACCGCCGCTTACAACATGTTGCTCGACACCAACTTCTTGCCAGACCACATCTTCGTGGCTCCAGGAGTATGGCAAGCAATGGGCGCACAGTTGGACGCAGACAAGCGACCAGTATTCCCATACGTTGGAGCATCTGGCCTCATGGGCGTAAACGGAATGGGATCAGCAAATATCACGGTTGCAAACACATTCAACCCATTTGGTTTGAACCTTGTTGCAGACCGCAACTTTGCTGCAGGAACCATGGTCGTAGCACGCGCTCAAGCAATCGAGTTTTACGAGCAGATTCGTGGGCTCATGTCAGTTGAGTTGCCATCTACTTTGGGACGCAATTTCTCGTACGCAGGGTACGTTTCAACGTTCATCGCTGACTCGACACAAGTACAAAAGATCACCGTTTCCTAGTAGAAAGGCGGCTTAACCGCCATGGCTACTTACACAGTTACTAACAAGTACCTGATTGATAACTTTGCCGTACTGCAACTC